CACCTTCGTTTAGAAGAGATAGATTTAAGAACCCACCTAGCTATAGCGGTAATGATTACTCATCTGATTTTGACTAAGGAATAGAAAATGTCTTTTAGAGCCTATGACTTAGCCAAACTAGTAGACGACTTTGGTGAAACTCTTACACTACGTAAGAGAACCACTGCTGGAACGTATAATCCTGCTACTGGTTCTATAGATAACATGGCAACTACAGACTATTCTTTTGTGGGTTATTTCTATAATTATAATGTTGGTTTTATACCTACGTTAGATCAAGTAGAAAGAGGTAACAGAAAGTGCCTTATACCTGCACCTAACATAAGTGCCGCTCCTGAAATAGATGACCAAATATTAAGAGGGTCTGAAAAAGTAAACATAGTTCATGTTGTAACTGCTTATTCTAATGGNGTAGTACTTCACCACATATGCGATGTAGTAAGCTAATGAGGGCAAAAATAAAAGTTAATAACTCTTATAAAAAGAAGTTAGATAGACTATCGGAAATAGCAGATAACGGTGTAAAAGAAGAGTTACATAGTATAGCAGATACAGCAATAAATGCATCACTAAATACACCATCTCCCGTGTTGGAGGTTCAAGTTTTGTTAGATCAGGTGCTTATATAACATCGTTTTCTTTTAATGTTGGAGCTGGAAGACCTAGAGGTTATACTCTTCATGGAAGACCTCAAGCTGATCCACAAGAAAGAGCTAATGTTGGTAGACAACAATTAACTGCTGATATTGATAGAATACAGTATCCTTCTGAAGTTGGTTTTATACAGCTTAGAAATAATGCACCTCATGCTAGGTCAGTTGAAAAGTGGTATCATATTTTTGGACAAGTGAGAAATCTTCATGGCTAGTATATATAATGACATAAGGGCGGCTCTAGAAACTCGACTTAGTAATATAAGTAATATCCCTTCTATTGCGTATGAAAATGTACCGTTTACTCCTGTAGTAGGAACTAGCTATGTACAAAGTAAGTTTGTTCCTACATTAAGAAGGTCTGCTGTTATGGGAAGTCCAAACCCACAGCAAAGGTATCAGGGATTATATGCTGTTACCCCACACACACCCGAAAAACTCGGTCCGTCTGTTGCTGATGATTTATCTAATGATATAATAGAATCGTTTGAAGCAACAACTGACATATCATTCACTAACTCGTCTAACGAGACAATAATCGTATCCATAGATTACGCTGAACGCCAGCAAGGTTTCTTGGATAGTCCTTGGTACTATGTTCCGATTAATATCGGATGGTACATTTACAAATAAATAGGAGATATTAAATGGCCTTTGCACAGGGTTCTAGATCCAGTCTGTCGTACATAGTCGAAAGCACTTTTGGTACAACACCTTCTGGTAACTTTACTACACTACCTTTCACATCACATTCTTTAAATCTAACTAAAGATATAATGGAAGGAAATGACATTCAAGCTGACCGTATGCCTAGAGTTAACAGGCAAGGTAACAGACAAACAAGCGGAGATATATCTGTTGATCTACGTAGAGGAGATTTTGATCCTTTACTAGAAGCCGCAATGCTAAGTACTTGGTCTACTGATGTACTTAAAGTTGGTACAACACCTAAATTCTTTTCTATAGAAGATTATGCCGCAGACATTGATCAGGCAAGATTATTTACAGGTATGACTGTATCTACTCTTGGTATATCTATGGCTCCAAACCAAATGGTAACAACTACTTTTGGTATGGTAGGTAAAGATATGACAATAAGTCAAACAGAGAAAACATTAAATGCTTCTGGAACATATGCTCCTTTTGATGCGTACAGTGGTAGTATCGGTATAGGTGCTATAGGAACTGGTACACCATCATCAGTAGCTGTTGTAACAGGTATAGACTTTACACTAGAAAACTCATACGCTCCAACATTTGTTATTGGTAGTGATAGCGCACCATCTCTTGAATTTGGTAGAGCTGAAGTATCAGGTACAATATCTGCTTACTTTGAAGATGCCGCCTTAATAAACAGGTTCTTAAACGAAACAGAAACTGGAGTACAAGTTATTGTAAATGACCCAACTGGTTCTAACCCATACACATTCAAATTCCCACGGTGTAAGATTAACAGTGCGGATGTAGGTGTAGATGGTCCTACTAGTAGAATAGTAAGTATGGAATTTGTTGGTCTGTATGATACAGATGAAGCAAGCAACATGGAAATAACAAGAACATCGTAATCCCTAGCTAGGGTGGGGGATTGTCGGTGTCGGGTCTGGCCTTCCCCCAACTAAAATTAAAACCCGACTTTACAACCCGAAAGGAACTCGACATGGATTTAAAAGATTTAACACCTATAAATGATACTGTAAATGTACCAATCGTGCATCCAACTACTTTAGACCCACTACTTAATGATGATAAGTCTGAGATGAGTATAACTGTTTACGCACCTCATTCTAAAGAGTATAAGAAGGCAGTTTTTGATCAAACTAATAGAAGATTAAAACAAGCCCAAGGTAAAAGAAAGGTAGATGTTACAGCAGAGGATCTTGAGGAATCAACTCTTGAGCTGTTAGCTAAAGCTACTAAAGAGTGGAACATTACTTACAACAAGGAACAACCTAAGTTCTCTGTTGATAAAGCAAAGGAGATTTACTCTGAGGTATTTTGGATTCGTGATCAGATTGAGGAGGCTGTTTCTACCTCTCTGGATTTTACGAAAGCCTGATTGAAGAACTAGTTGAGTTTGCTGAACACAGCTTTAAACTTAATGTTCCTGATCAAAATGGCACAACAGAATATGAACATTTAGAACAAGTTGAAAGGCAGACTGGACATAGACCACAAGCATTAAATGGACCCCAATTTCCATCGCTAGTGTCTCATATCTGGTCTGCCTTTGTTACTTTAAGCAACAGTAGGACTGCTGGTTTTTCTGGAGCTAACCCCTTAAGTTATGAACAAATAAAAGCATGGAGAGATTTAACTGCTACGCCAATTTCCACTTGGGAGGTCGAAGCAATAAAACGTCTTGATGAAGTATATATGAAGGTTAATAATAGTAATGGCTGATGATATAAACATTGTAATATCTGTTGATGACAGGGATGTTATTCGTGCGCGAAAACACCAGAATAAACTACAAGCGGCTGTTGCTCAACTTGAGAAGGAGTTTAGAGCAGGTCATTTAGGCAGGGGATCTAGTAAACGAATTTCTGAGTTAAATAAACAAGCATCAGCTTTAGCTAAATTAGGCGGTAGTTATGATAAAGCTAAATCAGAGGTTTTTAGATATGCCGCTACATTAAGGAAAGCCACAGACGCACAAGTAGCACAAGCTCAATCTATGGCTATGGCTAAGAGAGGTATGAATAAGTTTGGAATGGTATCTCAACAGGTAGGTTATCAGGTTGGTGACTTCTTTGTTCAAGTTCAGTCAGGCACTTCAGCTTTAGTTGCATTCGGTCAACAGGGTACACAGTTAGCTGGATTAATCCCTGGAATCGGTGGTGCTATAATTGGTATTGGTCTTGCCATAGGTACTATGGTTTTAAGAACTCGTCAGCAAATGAAAGAAGCTGAAGAAGGCATTATGTCTTATGGAAAAGCTATTAAAGGTCTTGAAACTATGGTGCAAGATCTAGAAAAAGAGATTAGATTACTTAGGTCTGGTTTTATAACAGAAGAAGAACTAAGTACATTTCGAGAGTTAAATAAAGCTATAGAGAAGGTTGAAAAGCAGAAAAAGAAAATAGAAGCTGGTATTAAAGGTACTATTGTAGATAGTATTTTTGGAAAAGACTTATCAGGAAAAGTAACTGGAGCTTTTGGAACTTTACGAATACTAGAAAAAAATGTAGATAATTTAAAAGCAAAACTACGAGAAATATCAGGTAAAAGGGTAGAAAAATCAGAGCTAGAAGAGCAAAATGAGTTACTTTCTAGAGCAGACGCTTCTATAATACTAGCATTAGAGAAGAGAAAAAAGTTATTTGAGGATGCCTATAAAAAAATATTAGATATTGTAGAAAAAGGAGAAGCTATATTACTTCGTTCTTATAAAGAGTACGGAGAATTAAGATTAAAATCTGAAGAAGATATTTCTAATAGATTACGCACTAAAATGGAGCGTTCTTTTAGAGAGTTAGCGGAATCAAGGTTAAAATCTGAAGAAGACCTTACTGAAAGACTTAGTAAAAAGTATGAGGATCGTATATTAAGACAGCAAGGTATTATGCAAGGTGAGTATAAAACTGATCTTGAGAAAGCAAACTTATTAAAAGAGACTACTAAACAGTTTGAGCTACAAAATAAAGAAGCTGAAGATAGAATAAAACTTCTAGAAATAGAGTTAGATTACGGACAAGATAGCCTAGAACTTGAAACAGCTATATTACAACAAGAGAGATGGAGAAAAATAGAAGCCGCTAGAAAAGCTAAGCTAAGCGAAGGTATGATACACGCTTTAGATATGCAGTGGACTAGAGAGATGAATCTTTTACTTTTAGCTAAAAAACAGAGAGAAGAGAAAGAAAAATTACTAGAGCTTGAAGAACAGAGATTAGACTTTGAAAAGGAAATAGAAGGGTTCCTAGAGTCTGGATTTATGTCTATGATTGACGGTACTAAGTCTGTAACTGATGCTTTCAGATCTATGGCTACAGATGTAATAAAAGAGCTATACAGAATACTTGTAGTACAACAAATAGTAAATCAAGCTAAAACTGCTATACAGAGTCTATCAGGTTATGTATTTCCTAGTGCTAACGGTAATGCATTTAACAATGGTAAGATAATTCCTTACGCTAATGGTGGTGTCGTTAATTCTCCTACTATGTTCCCAATGTCAGGTGGTAACACTGGACTTATGGGTGAAGCTGGACCAGAAGCTATACTTCCTCTTAAGAGAGGACCTGACGGTAAACTAGGCGTTGAATCATCAGGGGGGAGTGTTGTAGTTAACCAAACTATTAATGTTTCTACTGGTGTAGCCCAGACAGTAAGAAACGAAATAAAAACTCTTATGCCTCAGATAGCAGAAGGTGCTAAGTCAGCAGTCCTAGATGCTAAACGTAGAGGTGGATCATTTGGGAGTGCATTCGCATGAGCATAAGTTACCCACTAACCTTACCAACTGTAACTGGTATTCAAGATATTACATTCACTGCTGTTAATGCGGTAGCAATGTCTATGTCTCCTTTTACGTATAAACAACAAGTATTTGCTCATCAAGGACAAAGGTGGGAAGTTGATGTTACTCTACCGCCTATGAAAAGAGACAATGCTGAAGTATGGCTTGCTTGGTTAGTTAGTCTAAGGGGATTAAGAGGTACTTTTCTACTGGGGGACCCTAATAATGCGACTCCAAGAGGTTCAGTTGGAGGAACACCTCTAGTTAATGGTGCTAATCAAACAGGTGATACATTAAACATAGATGGGTGTACAGCCTCTCAGTCTCCTTGGATTAAAGCAGGTGACTACATACAACTAGGTTCTGCATCCTCTGCTTCATTACATAAGGTACTAGCTGACGCTAACAGTGATAGTAGTGGTCAAGTGTTACTAGATATATGGCCTAACATTAATGTAGCAAAAGCTGATAATTCTACTGTAGTTACTTCTAACACAGTTGGTGTATTTAGACTTAATGATAACACAAGTAACTGGAGTATCAATGATGTTTCAAACTATGGTATTACTTTTGGTGCAGTACAGGCAATAGTATGAGTAGAGATCTTACAGGTATACTATCTTACCTTGAGTTTGATGAAGTAAAGCCTTTCTTTGCTGTAGAATTACTATTTGAAACTGGTACAACTATTGGTACAGCTACAACTTCTTTAACTGCTAGTATAAATGCAAGTCAAACTACCCTAACTGTTGAATCAGTTGCTGGATTATTTTCTGACGGTACTGTAACAATAGGGTCTGAACAAATCTCATATACAGGGATTACAGATCTAACTTTAACAGGTTTAACAAGAGGTATTAATAGTACAACAGCCGCCTCTCATAGTGACAATGCAACAGTTACAGGTAACACTATACTTTCTGAACCTCTGTATTTTTGGACAGGTCTAGGTGATACAACAATAGATGGAATTACTTATATAGGTACTGGAAATCTTATGCAGATCTCTAATATACAGGAAACTGCTGAAATACAAGCCGCAGGTGCAACTCTTACTCTAAGTGGTATTCCAGCAGATATGTTAAGTTTAGCATTAAGTGTTCCTTATCAAGGTAGAATTGGTAAAATAAAATTTGGTTTGATTGATGCTGATAATAATTTACTACAACTTGAAACTGCTTTTAATATGTTGCTCGAAAGTGGAATCGATATTGGGTTAGAAAATCCAGAACAATCAAATGTTCTTGTTGATATGTTTGTTGGTTACATGGATCAGATGAACATTGATGAGAGTCCAGACACAGCTACAATTAGTTTATCTCTAGAAAGTAAATTATTAGATTTAGATAAACCAGTTATTAGAAGATACAACAACGAAAGTCAAAAAGCACTATTTCCAAATGATAAAGCGTTTGAGTTTTTAAATGACTTACAAGGTAAAGATCTAAGTTGGGGTCGAGCCAGTGAAACTAACTAATTGGAAAGATAACTTACTAAAATATATTGATGACTGTAAAGACAAAGGTTTTATATGGGGTCAATGGGATTGTCTTAAGTTTGTTAATGGTGCAGTTAAAGCCCAACGTAATGTAGGTTTTGCAGATGATTGGTTTGGATCTTACTCAACTCCAAGAGGAGCGGCACTAAACTACGCTAGGATTACTCGTTATGGAATATATAATGATATTATTGACGGGCTAGATGATAGATTAAGTAGGTGTTTACTAGCTGAAGTTGGATCTATAGTTGCTATAAAGTCAGAGGGTGATGTTCTGGGTTATTCTCTGGGAGTAAAGGTAGATAAAAGATCAGCTTTTGTTGGTGAAAAAGGTTTATTATTTGCTGAGGTAAATAGGTGTATTACTTGGAGTGTAGAATGAAAAAGATAATATTAGCTACTACATTCTTAACTTGTGTACTAATTCCTACGGTAGCTCAAGCAGAAATGGCTACTGTTATGGCAATTATTTCAGCCGTATTTACTACTGCTGGTACAGGATTTACTTGGACTGCTTTTGCAACAGCAGTAGTAACTAATTTAGCTTTAGGCTATGCTCTTAACGCTCTAGTACCTAAACCTTCTGGATTAGGAAAGGGTTACACAGTAAATACCTATGGTGCCGCACAACCTACTGCTGTTATATATGGTAAAGTTAAAGTTGGTGGTGTTATATTCTATCAAGAAACAACTAACGATAATAAATATTTACACAGTTTAATTGCTTTAGCTGGACATCAAGTACAACAAATAGAAAAAGTATATTTAAATGATGAAGAACTTACACTAACAACTTCATCAAATGACTCTAACGGTTTACCAATATATGAAGTGTCCTCTCCAACTAAGTATGCTGGTAAGGTAAGAATTAAATTACACTTAGGAGAAGACAACCAAGCGGCTGATGCAACTCTAGCGTCAGAGAGTTCTCAGTGGGGAGTTGATCATAAAGCAAGTGGTATAGCTTACATATACACAAGATTTGAATTTGATGCAGATGTTTTTCCAAACGGAGTTCCACAAGTAACAACTTTAGTACAAGGTAAAAAGGTTGTTCAAACTGGAAGTAGTACTGGAACTTATAGTGCTAACTCCGCACGTTGTTTAGCTGACTATTTAGTTTATAGTGGCATTGCTACTTACGATGAAATTGACAATAGTTTATTTACGACAGCAACAAGTGTATGTGATGAAAACGTAACTCTTTCTGGTGGTGGAACACAAAAAAGATATGAATGTAATGGTATGTTTACAACTGATTCAGCGCCAAAAGAAGTTATATCTGGAATGTTAGCTTCAATGGGTGGAATGTTGTGGTACAGCCAAGGTAAGTGGAAAATGAAAGCCGCCTCCTTTACAAGCCCAGTTCTTAATTTGGATGAAAATGATCTTGTATCTGCTTTATCAATTAAAACAAGAAACTCAAGAAGAGACGGTTTTAATAAGATTGTAGGTACTTTCAGAGGGGAACAAACTAATTGGCAGACAACTAATTATCCAGCAATAACTTCAACAGTATTTTTAGGTGTAGATAACAATCAAGAAAACACTGTAGAATTAAACTTTCCTTTTATATCGAACTCCCCTCAAGCACAAAGGGTATCTAAGATTTCTTTGTATAGGAACAGAGAGCAGTTATCAGTATCTGGTGTATATGGTTTAAGAGCATTACAGTTAACTGTTGGTGATATTGTTAGGCTTAAAAACGAAAGATTAGGATTTAAAGACCCTGACGATAGTTCTTTAGGTAAGTTATTTGAGGTTGTTGATTGGTCATTTGGGCTAGATTCTGAAATGTCACTTCAATGCAATATGGTTCTTCAAGAAATAAGCTCTGGTATATTTGATTGGGATGCTGACGAAACAGCGTTTGAAACTAATAACACAACTCTACCTTCACCTTTCTTTGTTCCAGACATAGGTGTAACTCTTGGTCAAGAACTGAGAATAGTTAATGAACACGTTGTTAATGTTTTGAGTGTGACAACAACAGCAAGTGCTAATGAGACATCACAAGTTGATAAAGTAGAAGTTGAGTATAAAGAGCAATCAGAAACAGAATATAAAGCTCTAGGAACTGGTAAATTAGGTGTATTTGAAATACTTGATTTAGAAGCATCTACAACTGGTACAACTTATAACGTAAGAGCAAGAGCTATAAACTCACTAGGTGTTAAAGGAACTTATGCAACAGCTTCCGTTGTTTTCTTACCAGAAGCAACACCTCCAGCTAATGTTACTAATTTTAGTTTTAGTATTTCGTCAGGTACACTATTTTTAAAATGGACTGCTGTTGCTGATTTAGATTTAAGTTATTATCAAGTTAAACATAATTCTTTAACGTCTGGTGCAACATGGGAAAATTCAAGTTTTGATCCTGTTGGTATAGAAAAAATAGCAAGACCAGCAACAAGTGCGGCTCTACCAGCTTTATCTGGAACATACTTAATTAAAGCATATGATAAAACTGGAAACGAAAGTGTTACAGCTACGAGTTTTGTTATTACTGCATCACAGTTACCATCTTTAGGTGTGTCTACAACACTAACAGAAAACCCTAGTTTCTCAGGATCTAAAAGTAATACATCTATTTACACAACGGCTGATCCTGATGAATTAAGATTAACAAGTTTTAGTTCAAGTAGTGCGTCTGGCACATATGAGTTTAATAGTTACATTGATTTAACCACTGCTAGAACAGCAACAGTTTCTTCAGAAGTAGTATTTACTAGGCACCAATCAACGACATTATGGGATGCGATACCCCAAAACTGGGATACTTGGCCTGAGAATTTTGATGATTGGACAGACGCTGATGTAGGGTTCGACGATAATTTTGTTTTAGTAGAAGTTTCTGCAACTAACGATGATCCTAATTCTGGTTCTCCAACTTGGGGTTCATATACAGCCGCAAATGGATCTCAAGTTGTTGGTCGTGGTTTTAGGTTCAGAGCAACACTATCTAATTCAAACCCCAATGTAACACCTTCAATATCAGTATTAAAAGGAACGGTAGGATATTAAATGTCACAACATGATATGAACATAGCTAATCAGACTTCAGCTAATGCGAGAGCGGATATTAATAATGCTTTAGGTGCATTAGTTAGTCTTTCGTCAGGTACAAGCGCACCATCAACTACCTTTGCTAATATGCTGTGGTATGAAACTGACACAAACACTCTTTACATAAGAAACGAAGCTAACAGTGGTTGGGTAACGATTGGTATTATTAATGGTTCTGCGTTTGAAGCAAAAGTAGCTATAGCATCTCAATCTGAAGCTGAAGCTGGAACTGAAAATACTAAAACAATGACTGCTTTAAGAGTTAAGAATGCAATAGATCAAATAAGTACTGGCTCTATCGGTGTGGGTCAAACGTGGCAATCATTTTCCACTAGTAACCGTGTAAATAATACTTGGTATCAAAACACAACATCATTACCAATACAAGTAGCAATTAACTGTAGAGGTGGTGATGGTGGTGGAGAACCAGCAATTTACGTTGGTACGGCAACAAACTCATATATAACAATAGCAACTTGGCCTTCGAATGATGGTGAATACGAAAGGTCTGCATTTAGTTTTATTGTGCCAGTTAATCATTACTACAAATTAACATCTGGAACTAGAATCCATTGGTCTGAACTAAGGGCTTAAATAATTAATATAGGAATAAAATATGGCTGATCAAAAGATAAGTGAACTTACCGCCCTTACTGGGGCAAACCTTGCAGATGTTGATGCTTTTGCAGTCGTTGATACATCCGCAGTACAGACTAAGAAAATAACATACGCTGAATTAAAGACTGCTTTAGATACTGGTACTGGTTTCGTAAGAATTACTGGCGATACAATGACAGGAACACTAGTTGCTCCTACAATAAATGTAAGTGGAAATATTGATGTTGATGGCATAAGTAACTTAGACGTTGTAGATATTGATGGTGCTGTAGATATGGCTACGACCCTAACAGTTGCTGGAAATGTAGACTTTAATGGTGATCTTGACGTAGACGGCACAACTAACCTAGACGTGGTAGATGTGGATGGTCTTTTAACAGCCAGTGCAGCTATTGAAATAAATGGTGCAGCAGGTGCTGGTATTTCAGAGGGAATGTTGATTGATTGGTCAACAAACTTAGCTAGATTTTTAACATATGACAGCTCTTCTGGTTCTGAAATAGCTTTTTTCACACAGCCCAGCGGAGGGTCTACAGCAGAGAGAGTTAGAATAAAAGACGATGGCGGATTTGTGGTTACACCAGTTGCTGGTGGACACGCAGTCTTTAACGAAGGTTCAATAGATGCAGACTTCCGTGTTGAATCTAATGGCAACGCTAATATGTTATTTGTTGATGGTGGTAATGATAGAGTTGGTATTGGAACTACAAGTCCTAGTTGTATTTTACACGGATCAACAGGAAGTAATGGCTCTGGTCTCATTGATGTTGCAAGATTTCAGAATGAAGGAACTTCTGCCAATGACGGAGCAAGAATACAGCTTACTGCTGGGGCTTCAACGTCTGGAGCAGGCATAGGTTGTTTAGGTTATGATTTAAATTCTGCTCACTTAGTTTTTCATGCTGGTGGTAATACAGAACGTATGCGTATCGACACATCAGGCAACGTGTTGGTGGGTAAAACTGCTGTTGATTTTGCAGTGGCAGGTACGGAAATAATGGATCACGGCGAAGTTCAAGTGACTCGCGCTGGTGGTGTTCCAATGTATCTCCGCCGCAACACCAGTGACGGTGATTTGATAGGGTTCTACAAAGACGGCTCTGCTGTAGGTAGTATTGGTACAGTAGGTACTGATATATATATTGGTACAACTGATACAGGTTTACGCTTTCTTGATAGCTCTAACACTATTATTCCTGCACGAGGTGATACAGGAGCAACACGAGATGAT